AGACATCAAGGAGAGTAAGGTCCAGATTTTAATTGAGGAAATAAACCAAAACTAATATGATATCAATACTTTCAATAATAGCATTCGGCCTATCACTATGGCTGGTACATCTGTCGATGGATCACCTCGTAAGTATAGCCGTCAGGTCGATAGTTATTCCAATCGGAATGCTTTGTATGTTCGGCTCATGCATCGCATTCTTTTTATCAATCTTAAATTTAATACTATGAAAAATTTAATTCTAATGATGGTGTTGATGTTCAGCACCAATGTAATATCTCAGAAGTTCGACGTACCAGATGGATTCGAATACACAAAGATAGGTGACTATCTCAGGGTATCGAAGAGTAAGGAAGATGCTATAGCTGTGTGCATGAATGTGTATAACTTTTACAATCTAAACACGCTTGATCTTCAGGTGGACAACGAATCAGTTGTACCTGTATTCACGTCATTTGACTCAAAGAAAAAGAATCATGTTATAGTTCTTTTTGTGATGACCTACAATAATATGTATGACGTTGTTCTGAGGGAGATAAAGGACAAGGACTTCTACTTCTTCACGTACAAGGACTATGACGGATATAGTTATGACCTAATGTACAGGAAACAATGAAGGCCTGGGAAGAATTAGTCAATGACGTAGACAAGTCATTGTACTGGACAGAAGACAGCGACTGGTACCTGGACATGGGTGTCAAGATAGAGAGGTTCCATGAGGACGGACGGATCGAGATAAAGAACGTGATGACCTCTACAGACAAGTTTGAGGACGTCGATGGAGAGATGCTAAAAGTTTTTGAGACCGAGGGATGGCTGATAGGATGTCTTAAACTAAACCTTGATGTACATAACCGTAAGCTACTCAGGACCAACGAGTTGGTAAGGATTTCACTGTCAAATGGTAACGAGAGAATGATCGACATGTTCAAGAGACGTCGAGAAGTTCTTCAAAAAAAAATTAACAAATACCGTAACTTATTGACAAAAATTAATTAATATTGTAACCCCTAATTTAATTTATATGCACTGGAGAAATTTAATGAAAGACAACAAGTACCTCGGCTCATGGGACTTGGAGGTCAATGGAAAGTATGAGCCAAAGCTGGTAACCATCAAGAAAATATACCAGGACGTCTTCGTAGGCGAGATGGGTAAGGAGGACAAGGTCTTCCTCATGATGGAGGAGTTCAACAAGCCGATGGTTTGCAACCGATCAAACTTCAAGAGGTTGGAGAAGTTCTTTGGAACCTTCGACTACAACGAGTACATCGGTAAGCAGATCGTCCTCAACACCGAGAAAGTCAAGTCACCCCAGGGAATGGTGGACGCACTGCGTTTCAGCACCAGACCTCTTCCAAAGAAGACCAAGAAGGTACTAACTGACGACCAGATGGAGAAGGCTACTGAGTCTGTATCAAACGGACGGTCAACACTGGCAAAGATATCTGCCGTGTACGAACTAACTGATTCACAAACTAAAACCCTGAAAGATGCTGAGAGTAAGAGCAAGTAAGTGTGCAGCCCTATTCACGGGCACGGACGGCCTCACTCAGAAGCAGATTGAGGCACTTCATGTATTGATGAACAAGGTCAAGCTTACAGACAACCAGGCGGCCAAGCGTGATGAGCTGATAGCCAAGCGTGACGCACCGATTACCTTGGGTGAGGGTGCCAGGACACTGATCGAGGAGGCCATAGATGAGATGATCTACGACTACAAGGTATCCTTTAACACGAGGGAGATGACCAAGGGCACCGATGTTGAGGACGAGTCTATAGAGATATACAACCGAATCTTCTTCACGGACTACAAGAAGATGGAGGAGGAGGATGATCATTTTTCACTCAGCTTTCTTTTTGCGTCAGGACATCCTGACATTGTTGATTGTGAAAGAAGAAAGGTGATCGACATAAAGTCCAGCTGGTCCAAGAAAACCTTCCCCAAACGTCCGCCAAAGAACCCAGCATACGAGTGGCAGGTAAAGATGTACCTATACATGCTTACCAAGAAGACTGGTGAGCACTGGGCTGATGGTGAGATTGCATACATGCTCACCACCACACCTGAGGAGCTTATGCCTGAGCATGAGGATGACAGCCTGCACTACATGGACGCACTGGAGGACAACCTTCGTGCAACCATAGTAAAGATAGAGCTGACTGAGGATGACATCAAGCACATGGATGCAAGGATGTTTGCCGCAGAGAAGTATGCAAAAGAATATGTAAATTTTTTAACAACCAAAAACAAATAGAATGAGTAATCAATTTAAAATGACAGGTGTCGTAGAAAAGATCTTAGACACAGAACACGTAAACGAAAAGTTTAAGAAGAGAACATTTGTACTGAACGATCAGGCAGACAAGTACCCACAAACCATATCGTTCCAGACGGTACAGGACAAGGTAAGCATGCTTGACTCCATCATGGAGGGACAAGAGGTTGAGGTGTCCTTTAACCTAAGAGGACGTGAATGGACGTCACCTCAGGGAGATGTCAAATACTTTAACACACTTGAGGCATGGAGGATAGAGGGATCAACCCAATCAGCTCCACAGCCAGTTACAACTGAAGAGAAGGACGGAGATCTTCCGTTCTAAGCATTGTGTGTTCATGATGAAAGCAGTTAGGGTTCTGCTGGTTAGCTGACCATACTCAGTAAAAACCTATAACACCGACTGTATGGTGGTCGGTGTTTTTTTAACCAATTTAATTTAATCATATGAAATACCACATCACACGTACAGATAAACTTGAGAAGAGAGATAAGGTCATAGAGAAACTAAAGGATCACTATGACGAAAGGAGTAGGAAGGGTATCATTAAGTACAACACAACACTACACGACAACAATGACGATGACTTCCTTGTGCATCTGCTTGAGGAGTTGATGGATGCCACGGCATATATTACTAAACTTCTAATGCAGAGAAAGGATGATAACGTACTTTAAGACAATAAACGACACAGACAAGCCCTACCATATAGACATCGATAGGGCTATAGATAGGATCCGTGACGGATCTTCAAAGGACTTGATAGGTAAGGTTAGGTTAGAGGGAGATAAGGATAGTAGGAATAAGTTAAAGAAACAACTTCCTGCTATCTGCTTCTCTGGAACCTTTTCTGACAGGCGTGACAGCTCTATCATAGAGCACAGCGGAATCATGTGCCTGGACTTCGATGGGTTCAGGGACGAGCAGCATCTACACTCAAAGAGGGTGGAGCTGATGGAGGACGAGTTCACGTACTGCCTATTCACATCTCCATCTGGGGATGGTATTAAGACGCTCGTTAGGATACCTAAGGATGCTAAGAATCATAAGAAGTATTTCAAGGCATTAGAGAAGTACTACGCATGCGATGAGTTTGACACCTCGTGCAAGAACATTTCCAGGGTATGCTACGAGAGTTACGATCCAGACATTTATATCAATGAACTTTCATCTGTATGGAAGGACATGGAGAAGGAGACTGAGTTTGTAACCAAGTCAAAGGCAACCATAAAGATATCAGACAGCAACGAGATCATACGTAGACTATCTCTATGGTGGGACAAGAAGTATGGCATGGTACAGGGGCAGAAGAACAACAACCTTTTCATCCTGGCATCAGCACTAAACGAGTTTGGTGTCAATCAGGATGAGGCGTTCAGTACGCTTAACTCATATGACTCTACTGGAGAGAAGTCCTCAGAGATAATGGCGATAGTGCGTAGTGCGTACAAGAACATATCTGGACACAACACTAAGTTCTATGAGGACATTGATAAGACATCAGAGATAGCCAACAATATAAAGATGGGCGTTCCCATCGCTGAGATAAAGGACAGTAACAAGGACGTAGATGTCGATGAGGTCGCTAAGACTGTAGACTTCAATGAGTTTTGGATAAAGAATAGTAAGGGCAAGATTGATCTTGTGCCTCATCTATTTAGACTATACTTGCAGGATAATGGTTTCTACAAGTACTATCCAGTGGGTAGCAATAACTTTGTATTCGTGAGGGTGATTGATAACACGATATCGGATGTGAATGAGGAGATGATAAAGGACTTTGTCCTTGATTACCTTTTGGGTATCGATGACATGTCGGTATACAACTTCTTTGCACTGAACACAAAGTTTTTTCAGGAGACATTCCTAAACTATGTCTCAAGGATAGAGCCTAACTTCATGGTGGACAACACTGATGAGGCTTATCTTTATTACCTGAACTGTGCCGTAAAGGTCACAAGGGATAGCGTAGAAACCATTTCTTACAGAAACCTTAAGGGGCATGTATGGGAGAAGCAAAAGATAGACAGGGACTTCATAAAGTCCGAGTTCAAGGACTCAGAGTTCAGGTACTTCATCAAGAACATATCTGGAGACAGGTCAGACAGTACAAGGTCTATGGAGAGCACACTGGGATACCTGATGCACTCACACAAGCCAGCGAGCTACTGCCCTGCTGTGATACTCAATGACGAGATCATATCTGACCATCCTGAGGGTGGTACTGGTAAGGGTATCTTTGTCAAGTCAATAAGCCACATCAAGAAGATGGTAATAATTGACGGTAAGGGATTCTCATTTCAAAAATCTTTCCCGTACCAGAGGGTTCAGGTAGACACTCAGACTCTTGTGTTTGATGACGTCGCCAAGAACTTTGACTTTGAGAGATTGTTCTCTGTAATCACGGAGGGTATAACACTTGAAAAGAAGAACAAGGATGAGATACACATACCCTTTGAGTACTCTCCAAAGATTGTCATCACCACGAACTATGCGATCAAGGGAGCTGGTAACAGCTTCGAGAGGCGTAAGTGGGACCTGGAGTTCAAGCAGTACTACACAAAGAGTTTCACACCTGAGAGTGACTTCGGTCACATGCTATTCAGTGAGTGGAATGATTCTGAGTGGTCAAAGTTTGACAACTACATGATCGACAACCTGCAGCTATATCTAAAGAGTGGCCTTGTTGTTTGTGAGTTTAAGAACCTCAAGGTAAGGAACTTTATTGCCGAGACAAACTCAGACTTCTGGGAATGGTCGGAGCAGAAGGACAACTCTTACACAAAAAAAGGATCCGCCAGTCTTGGTATGGAGCTATACAATAACTTCACTGACGAGTATCCAGACTACGGAACCTACGGAAAGTTTAAGCTTTCTCATAGTAGGTTTTACAAGTGGCTAGATAGTTATGGTAAGTTTAAGTACGACACCAATCCAGTGATTACCAGGAAAGCTGAAGGAAAATTTATAGAATTTATAGAAAATGAGCCTGAACAGGTTAAACTAAACTTTTAAGATATGAAACTACGTGACTACCAGGTAGATATATCCAAGAGAGGTGTGGATATACTGAACAGACTTAATATGGTTTGCCTTGCGATGGAGGTACGCCTTGGCAAGACCTTCACATCCTTAGAGATATGTAGGCTTGCTGGGGCTACCAAGGTTTTGTTCTTGACAAAGAAGAAGGCCATATCATCCATACAGTCGGACTACGATACGATGAATCCAGGGTTTGATATAAAGATCATAAACTATGAATCTATACACAAGATTGAGGATGTGATGTTTGACGTGGTGGTGTGCGATGAGTCACACACCATGTCTGCATTTCCTAAGCCAAGCATAAGGACACGTCAGATAAGAAAGATGTTGTCCATAAACAATGCCAAGCTTATACTCATGACTGGCACACTGACTCCAGAGTCATACAGCCAGATATATCATCAGTTTTATGTGCATCCTGACAATCCATTCAGGTCATACAAGAACTTCTATGCATGGTCTCATGACTATGTCAATGTGTGGCAGAGAAAGATAAACAGCTTCATGGTAAACGACTACTCACGTGGTATCGAGGACAAGATCATGGGTGCTGTTGCGCCATACGTTATATCCTTCACACAGAAGGAGGCTGGATTCTCTACAGACATAGAGGAAGAGATCCTGTATGTAAAGATGCAGGACAGGACGTACCAGATATGTGACAAGCTTTCTAAGGATCTTGTTGTTGAGGGAAGTGAGGAGGTTATACTAGGTGACACTCCTGCTAAATTGATGCAGAAGCTACACCAACTTTACAGCGGAACTGTTAAATTTGAATCAGGAAATAGCATGGCCATTGACAGAACAAAGGCTATATTTGTCAGGGACAAGTTTAAGGGAAGCAAGATCGGTATATTTTACAAGTTTAAGGAGGAGTTAAAGGTACTTCAGTCTGTGTTTGGTGACAGCCTTACTACAGACCTGGAAGAGTTTAATTCAACCGAAAAGTCAATCGCACTTCAGATCGTTTCTGGGCGTGAGGGTATATCGCTACGTAATGCTGCACACCTTGTCTTCTATAACATAGACTTCTCTGCAGTCAGTTACTGGCAGGCCAGGGATAGGATGACTACGATGGACAGGACCTTTAACAAGGTGTACTGGATATTTAGTGAGGGTGGTATTGAGGACAAGATATACACAGCGGTAAAGAAAAAAAAGAGTTATACTGTTAACATATTTAAAAAGGATTATGAAAAGGATAGAGATAGAGGATAAGCTTCACGATCTTAAGGAAGAGCTTGTAAACGTAAACATTGAGCTGAGTAAGAATCAGTTTGATAAAAGGTCTATTAAGAATAATATAAGGTATTACGAGGACATGCTGCTGAATCAGCTAGAGATGGACTTTGATGAT